CGCACAGTGGATCCTAGGCAATTTGATTGCGCTTTTTCACTGTCAAAAATCTCCAGCAATGGCCAATTCCAAAGAAGTGAAGTCATTCCTTTGGACCCAGGCACTCAGGAGAGAACTTGGGCAGTACTGTAGTACTGTAAAATCCTCCATTATCAAGGATGCCCAGTCTCTCCTGCACAGTCTGGACTTCTCAGAAGTCTCCAATATTCAAAGGCTCATGAGGAAAGACAAAAGGAATGACTCAGACCTCAAGAGGCTAAGGGACCTAAACCAAGCAGTGTTCAACCTTGTTGAACTGAAATCTACACAGCAGAAGAATGTTTTGAGAGTTGGGAAGCTAACGTCTGACGACCTCTTGGTTCTCGCAGCTGACTTGGACAGACTGAAGAACAAAGTGATGAGAACTGAGAGACCACAAACTCTTGGTGTCTATATGGGCAATCTAACAAATCAACAACTTGATCAGAGAAAACGGCTTCTGGACATGATAGGCATTAGCAATGCGAGGAATGCACCCAGGCCTGGTGCAGACGGAGTGGTGCGGGTGTGGGATGTGAAAGACTCCTCACTCTTAAACAACCAGTTTGGGACTATGCCTAGTCTCACTCTAGCCTGTATGAGTAAACAGGGACAGTATGAGTTAAATGATGTTGTGCAATCTCTCACTGATCTTGGTCTAGTTTACGCAGCCAAGTATCCTAATGCCATGGATCTTGAGAAACTAACTCAAGCACACCCAGTCTTAAGCATTATTGATGTTTCCAAATCATCTATCAATGTCTCTGGGTACAACTTCAGCTTGAGTGCAGCAGTGAAGGCAGGCGCATGTATGCTAGATGGTGGTAACATGCTTGAGACATTGAAGGTGACTCCCCAAAACTTGGAGGACATATTAGCTTCTATGTTGAAAGTAAAAAGAGCCCACAGTATGTTTGTGTCAGATACACCAGGCGACAGAAACCCATATGAAAATCTGCTGTACAAAGTATGTCTCTCTGGCAACGGTTGGCCTTATATAGCATGCAGAACAAGTCTGACAGGAAGGGCTTGGGACAATACTGTAGTTGATCTCGGACCACCCATTGATCTGTCCCAAAACAAACAGATGAGTCCAGCTAAACCCAAAGGGGCCGGACACGGGATGCCTTCTGGTCTCACAATGTCTCAGATACTAGCTCTTAAAGATCTGATGGCCGCCGTGGATCCAAATGCCAAGACGTGGATTGACATAGAAGGGAGAGCTGAGGACCCCGTGGAGATAGCCTTTTACCAGCCACAAACAGGAGCTTACATACACTTCTACAGAGAACCCACAGACGCCAAACAGTTCAAACAGGACTCCAAATACTCCCATGGTATTGACATTGGAGATCTCTTCAACGTGCAGCCTGGGTTAACATCAGCGGTTTTGGAGCTTTTACCTCCAAATATGGTCTTAACCTGCCAAGGGTCTGAAGACATAAGGAGGCTCCTGGATTCTCAGGGGAGAAAGGACATCAAGCTCATTGATGTACTGATGTCCAAATCTGAGGCCAGAAAATTTGAAGATGAAGTGTGGGATAAATTCGGATTTTTATGCAAAATTCATACTGGTCACGTTGTTGAAAAGAAGAAGAGAGGCAACAAGGAGGAGATAACGCCCCATTGTGCATTGTTGGATTGCCTGATGTATGAAGCAGCATCCACAGGCAGATTCAGCCCGGGTTCCATCAGGGCTGTGTTGCCCAGAGACATGGTCTTTAGAGCAGTGACAGAGAAGGTTGCCCTGTAAGTGGCACCCCCGTGACCCACCGCCTTTCGGCGGTGGGTCACGGGGGCCCCTGTGGAGATCAGCGCTTCCACTTGGTGGGTAGTCCCGGCTGTTTATAGGCACCACAGGAGCAGATTGCTCTACTGTTTAGTCTGTGTGGCTTGGGACACCCTTGTCCCACGATGTGTCTGTGCGTTGGAATCTTTATGAGATGGAGGAACACTGTGATTGAATAAAAGCTTGTGCTAAAAATAAAAAGATCAACTAGACCCAATGGGGTCTTCCCTTGTCTTTCTTGATACTCTTTTCTCAACATTTCTGTGATCATATTGTCTGCTTCCTGTTCAATCTCATCAGAAAAATGAGTCTCATTTAGATAGGTCCCGTTGCTGATCATCCAGCACTTAGGCAGAGAGACTCTACCTGTTCTTGTGTCATTTAGATACCAGAATTTTGAATAATTGCAATAAGGGATACCCATTAGGTCCCTTAAGTGATTCTTCATAATGAGTTGGTCATTGATCAAGGCATTAATCGCCTTTGTAATTAGTTGTAGACCATGGTTAACCTCCGATTTGAATGTTTTCAAGGCTTGCTTGTTGAAGTCAATAAGCCTCAACATGTCGCAGAACTCTTCATCATGATTCAGGTTACATTTGGCAATGGCTGTGTTTCCAAAGCATTTCAAGTCAGCCGCAAAAAGCATCCATCTGGTGAGACAATAGCCACCTGGATTCTCAGTACCTGAACTGTCGGATAGAGACCAAGTGAATGTGCTCATCAGTCGTCTTGAAATGTAAATGCTCCTAATCCGTTGGCTCAGAATGCTAGCAAAGCCAATGGGAGTTGGTCTTGACATTTGACAATGATCAGCCCAGCTAATGTTTTGGATAACCAGGTACTTATAACTTGTGGCATAACAGAATGTCCATCTGCCAGTGCCGTCGCCATTTGGCAACTGAGCGATGTAGGTTATATTTCTGCCCCAATGGAACCTATAAAAAGCATCCAGTACACCATTAGCTACAGTGCCACAGTGGTTCATTGCATCTGTTCGATCATTGTGGCTCAAGTTGTATTGAATGCTAATATTCCCTCCATTGAAGTCACAGGCCATTGCTTCGTATTGATTGAAGTTCGGGATTGACAAGTGGAAAGTTGTGACAATGCCCATTAGCGCATGATCGTAAAGATTCTTTTTATGGGCGTCTGAAAGATTGCAGAATTTGTGGTTAAGAAGTGAATCGTTAGTGAATGTCATCTCTAAGCCAGATCCGTTGAAGAAGACATAGTGGTGTGAGTTGTTTCGGCTGCAGGACATGGGCAATGTCATGTTGAGGTGTGAGAGGTCAAGTTCAATGGATGAGAAGTTATATGTGTCCTTGTAGATTAGAGAGCAGGACTTCCCACACAGTAAGAGAAAGGAAATCAATCCAATCAGACCACAAGTCATGACATTGTACACACCCTTCAAGATAGCCAAGAGGGATAGGGTGATCAGAACAATGTTCATGACTTCCTCTATAATGTGAGGCACTTCCTGAAAGAAGGTTATTATCTGTCCCATAATTGGACAAGAAATAAGCGCAACCAAAATGCCTAGGATCCACTGTGCG